CGCAATCTTGGAGAACTATCCGATATCGTGGGGCGATTCTCATATCGAATACTAAAAGAAGATTGTTTGGACTTACCAGATAAAGTTTATGAGCGCAGAACAATTGAATTGACCAAAGAACAAAAGAAAGCTTACGAAATGATGCGTACGATTGCACTTGCAGAACTCGATGGCAAAGTGTGCTCAAGCATGAACGTGCTTACACAGCTACTCCGATTGCATCAGATAACTTGTGGCCATTTTAAGGCAGATGATGGCACGATTAAGCATCTTAAAAATAATAGATTGGATGAATTGATGTCATTGTTAGATGAAACTGAGGGCAAAGTTATAATCTGGGCAAACTACGTTGAGGACATAAAAAATATAGTAAAGTCCTTAAAAAAGGCTTACGGAGAGGCCTCTACAGTCGAATATCACGGCGGAGTGAAGCAATCAGCTCGCCAAAGGCAAATTGCTCTATTTCAAGAGAAAAACGGCCTTGCACGCTATTTCGTTGGAAACCCACAAACAGGAGGGTACGGAATCACTCTTACAGCTGCCAATACGGTAGTATACTACTCAAATAACTACGATCTCGAAAAAAGACTACAATCTGAAGACAGAGCCCACAGAATAGGACAAGTAAATAAAGTTACTTATGTGGATTTAATTTGTGAAAAAACAGTTGACGAAAAAATAGTGAAAGCTTTGCGAAATAAGGTTAACATAGCCAATGAAATACTAGGCGAGGAGCTGAAGCAATGGCTGTAACTTTTTTTGAGCGATAACCCAGGTCTAACTAAAGCAAGTGTTACTCTTCATCGAGCAATGTCTCAGTTGCTTGAAAAGGGTTATAATGTCTACGAGAATGTCGAACCCCAAGGTCAGATTGATTTAATCATTGAAAGCAGAACCAATAAAAAACTTTTACGTGTTGATGTAAAAACAATTAATTACATTAACGCTCATGAAAAAACTAGAATCTCAGGTGCCACCTTACGACCTAATCAACGCGACTATCCAGAGAATGGTATTTTATTTTTAGTTGTAGATGATGATGATTGTATGTGGGTGCAAGGCT